GGCGCGGCGCCGACGCCGATCCTCACCAACGCGCTGCCGCAGGCCGCCTGGCAGGGCCAGATCGGCCTCAACGGCACGGTCGGCGGCTCGCCGGTCAAGACGGTGATGGACTTCGAGATCGCCATCAAGCGCGAGGTCGAGCCCATCTACACCGCGCAGAACAGCTCGGCTCCGTACTTCATCCAGCGCGGCAAGGTGACGGTGGGTGGCAAGTACTCCATCGTGGCGGCCGACGAGACGAGCCTGACCTACCTCAACAACAACACCCAGCCGCAGACGCAGCTCATCGTGTCCAACGGCCTGGCCGGCGCCGCCCTGCTCTCGATGCAGATCGACGTGCTCAGCGCCGCCTACCAGTCCTCGAAGATCAACCGCGGCAAGGCCGCGGTCGGCTACGACGTCACGTGGGACGCCATCGCCAACACGACCAACGTCGGCCCCTCGGCCGGCTACGGCCCGATCGTCATCAGCACCAGCAACGCCATCGTCCCCAGCCCGACCCCGTTCTAAGCCAAGGAGCAGCAGTGGAAAACGACTCGACCAACGCGCCCGCCCTCGTCGGCACCTTCGTGCGCAACCTGGAGCTGCCGTCCGGTGGCTGGGTGGTGCTGCGCGATCCCCTGGAGCTGCGCGGCAAGGACCGGCGCGCGGTGCAGCGGGCCGTCATGGACCCGGACCGGAAGATCGCCGCAGCGCTCGACCTGGTCGACGGGACGATCTGCATGCTGGTCGAGTCGTGGTCCCTCCCCTACCTGCCGGGGGCGGCGATCCCGCGCACCGACCCGGACCTGCTCGGCGAGCTGACGATCGCGGATCAGACGGCGCTGGAGCAGGCCGTCGAGCCCGCCATCGCGGTGCTGTTCCCCCGTGAGGTCACGATCGACGACGCCGGGGTGCCCGGGTCCCCTACGCGGCCCGCCAGCGCCTGAGGGCGCAGCTGGCGGGATTCCACGACGTCCGGCCGGCGGCCGGGCTGGAAGAGGAACTCTACGACGCGGCCCAGTACTACACCTGGTACGCCGAGCGGTACCACTGGACCCCGGATCAGGTCGACAGCCTGCCGTGGCTCATGCAGGACCGGCTGATGGCCGTGGGGAACATCCGGGACGAGATCGAGCGGAGCAAGCGCCGCGACCGCGAGGAGTAGCCGGTGGCGTACACGTACTTCGTCGGCCAGCACGAGTGGTTCGCCTGGTTCCGGGACCAGGCAGCCAAGGCCGAGATCGAGACGCCGGCCGCCATCAACGAGATTCTGCGCAAGGTCGCCATCCAGCAGCGCACGCTGCTGAACCTCGGCTCGCACCCGCCCGGTACCCGGACCGGCTCGGTGCCCGGCTCGCCGCCGTGGCGCATCTCCGGGCATCTCGGTGACTCGGTCACGGTCCGCCGTGCCCGTTCGACTGGGCTCGGTCGCTGGGAAGGAGCGGCCGGGCCCACCGCCGTCTACGGCCGGGTCCAGGAACTCGGCGGCGGCCCGTACAACCTGCCCGCCCGGCCCAGCCTCCGTCCCGCGTGGGACCTTGTCCGCCCCACCGTGTCCAGCCAGTTCCGTGCCGCATGGGGATGATCGGAGGTCCCGGTGTCTGACTTCCTGCCACCCGTGGTGCTCAAGCTCGCGGCTGACATCTCCGAGTACACCGAGAAGCTGGCGCTGGCCTCGGCGCAGCTGGACGAGTTCACCAAGGGCGGCCCGGCCAAGGTCGCGGCGGCCACCGAGAACATCGGCGCGGAAGGCCGGCGCGCTGGCGAGCGGTACGCCGAGGGCCTGAGCGAGCACGCCAAGGATGCCGCCGACAAGGTGGTGCAGGACGCCACCACCCGCCTGCGGGACGGCCGTGGCCGGTTCGTGGCGGCCGGCACCGTGCACGGCGCGGCGGTGGCCACCGGCTTCTTCGCCAGCCTCAGGCAGGGCCTGTCGAACATCCCCTCGGGGCTCAACGACGCCGCGAAGGCGATCGGCGAACCCCTCGGCAACGTCGGCAAGGTCGCCAGCAAGGGCCTGTCCATCCTGACGATGAGCGTCATGCCGATGCTGATGGCCAGTGCCGCACAGACGGCGGCGGCACTGGCCCCGCTGGTCGGCGCGCTGGGTGCATCCATCCCCGCGGCGGTCGCCATCGCTGGCGGCGCGGTCGTCACGCTCATGGTCGGCTTCCACGGGCTCACCGATGCCGCCAAGGCGGCCTTCGCCACCGGCCCGCAGGCCGCCGCCGCGCTCAAGACCGCGATGGAGGGCCTGCAACCATCGGCCCGGGCCGTGGTGATGGAGCTGCACAAGTTCGCCCCGGCGCTCAAGGACATCCAGAAGGTCGTCCAGCAGCACATGTTTGTCGGCCTCGCCGAAGACCTGGACAAGCTGGGCAACGCGTGGATCGCGCCAGCCAAGGCCGGGCTGGCCGGGCTCTCCGACCAGTTCAACCTGCTGTTCCGCGGCCTCGCGCAGGGCATGTCCACGCCCGCCTTCACCGGCGCCCTGACCACCGTGTTCAGCGGCTTCACCAGGACGTTCGGCGAGTTCGCCGCGCTGGCGCCGAAGGTCATGCAGGCGTTCGGCAACCTGATCTCCGCGGCCTCCCCGTTCCTGCGGATGATGGGCGCGGAGGGTTCCGCCGGATTCGGCAAGTTCCTCGACTGGATCAACAAGCTCGCCTCCAACGGCTCGCTCCAGCAGTTCTTCTCCACCGCCATCCAGCTGCTGACCCCGTTCGCCAACCTGCTCAAGGACGTCGGCTCGATCGTGCAGTCGGTGTTCTCGGCGATGTCCGGTGCCGGCGGCCCGGTGCTGGGCGTGCTCGGCGAGCTGATCCACACGGTTGCCGAGTTCTTCAAGAGCGCGCAGGGCGGCGCCGCCCTCCAGACGATCTTCGCCACCCTCGCCCCGATCATGGGCCTGCTCGGCAACGTGATCTCTCAGGTGCTGCCGATCGTCGGCAAGCTGATCGTCGCGCTCGGCCCGGCGCTGAGGCCGATCCTCGATGCGATCGGCCCGCTGCTCCAGCCGATCATTGGCCTGATCGGCAAGTTCGGTGAGTACCTGGCGCCGATCGTCGGGGCCCTCGGCCCGGCACTGGCCAGCGTGATGACCGCGCTGACGCCGCTGCTGGCGATGCTCGGCGGCGCGTTCGCTGGCGTACTGGGCGCCATGGCGCCGATCATCGCGCAGGTCGCCACGCTGCTCGGCCAGATCCTCACGCAGGCGCTCACCGCGCTCCAGCCGCTGTTCCAGGCCCTGCTGCCGCCGCTGGTCCAGATCATCCAGGCCCTGCTGCCGGCGCTGGTCCCGCTGCTCACGCTGGTGGGCACGCTGTTCACGGCGCTGATGCCGATCCTGACCCCGATCATCAACCTGCTGGCCGTGCTGCTCGCGCCGATCCTGCGGCTGCTGGTCCCGCTCATCGGCGCGCTGACGCCGGTGCTGACCCTGGTCGCCAACGTCCTGACCTGGCTCATTACCCCGATCGCCAACTTCATCGCCTGGCTGGTGAAGGGCCTGACCACCGCTGGCTGGTGGAAGGCGGTTGGCAACTGGTTCGTCGACCTCTGGCACACCATCTCCAACGCGTTCTCCACCGCCGTGTCGTGGGTGGGCAAGAAGTGGGACGAGTTCGTCGGCTTCGCCAAGGCCATCCCGAAACGCATCGTGGAGGCCATCGGCAACTTCAACGACCTGCTCGTCGAGAAGGGCAAGAACCTGATCGAGGGCCTGTGGCACGGCATCCAGGGCATGGGCAGCTGGTTGTGGGACAAGATCATCGGGTTCGTCAAAGACAACATCCCGGCCCCCATCGCCAAGGCGCTGGGCATCGGCTCACCGTCCAAGGTGGCCGCCGCGCTGGGCCAGTGGGTCCCGATCGGTCTGGCGCAGGGCATGAACTCCACCCGTCACCACGTGGTCGAGTCCGCCCGGCGGCTGGCCGACGTGATGCTGCCCGGCTTCGGCCGGCTGCCGATGCTGGCTGGCAGCGGCGGGCCGCTGTTCTTTGACCGCTCGGCCCCGACAGCCCCGATCCTGCCCGGGCCCAGCTCGCCCGGCGCCTACAGCGGCGGGCCTTCGATGAGCCTCACCATCCCGGTACAGATCGGCGGGAAGACCATGGAGACGCTGCACGTCGAGATGATCCCGTACGCGCAGCGGTACAAGGCCCGCACCGGCACCACTGGGCTGGCCTGACATGGCCGTGCAGCAGCAGCGCCCCGATATCTACGTCGGGGTGGCGTTCAACGGCGACCCCTTCGACGCGAACACCAGCCCGCAGTGGACCGACCTCACTCAGCGCGTCTACAGCATCAACTCAGCCAAGCGCGGCCGGCAGTACGAGCTGGACCGCAACCAGGCGGGCGCGCTCTCCATCGACTGGCACAACGCCGACGAGGCGCTCAACCCGGTCAACACCAGCAGCCCCTACTCCCCCAACGTGGTGCCGTACCGCCGGGTGCTCGTGCGTGCCGTGTGGCCGCCCGGCGGCGCCGGCAACATGATCAACCAGGCGTACAACAGCACCGATGGCAGCTTCGAGAACTACGGCGCCGGAT